TTTGTAATGTAAGCTGCCATCGCTTGGGAGATGTGTATTGTCATATGTGAGTGTTATGAAACAGTTGTTTTCATGTAATTGGGCTTCATGCATACAACGCATAGCCCATTGGCGAGATCTTTCTAGCCTGCAGCCAATACATTGGCCGCAGGGTAATGATAGTGTTTTGACGGTATTAAACCATCGTCTTTCCTGAAAAACGATAGAACCGTCTGCGCATTGATATGCGCTAAGTGGATGATAACAAGGCATGTGAGGTGCCTGGGGGTTTTATTAGAACCTCCAGCCTCCACGCTGGGGGCTTGATCGCATATTGGGCGATTTTGTTTTTTGACTTTGTTTTCTAAAAGATCGTGCCGACTTTTTTTTGTTAACTGATGATCTACGCATATACATTTATATCTCCCTTTTTTTGGTTGGTGTCACCTAGCACAGTTACATCTAGTAGGGTAACTGTGCTTTGCTGCCTATTCGGCAGCTTTTTCTTGTGGAACTTCAACGACTTGCGGCAGTTCCACGCTGTCTATTAGGCCAAGTTTGATGGCCTCGTCTTTATTTTCTAAATTATCTAGAAAATCGATAAGTTTTGCAGGGTCGTTGTCGAACCTGCTTCGAATTTGGGCTGGTAAAGCCATAAATTCGTCTTCTGCCGCTATAACTTGGTTAAGGGCAGAGTGGTAATCACTGATACCAGTGAAATCGCCATAGCGAGGCGATAAAGAGTTTTCCGGTAGTAATCCCGTGACGTTAAATTGACGAAGGATATTGTTAATATCACATTCGTCTTTAAAATGCTGCTGGGTCAGGGTTGCATCCTCACAATGCAACCCCGACCCATTTGACGCAGCATCTAGGTCGTAATTGTATGGTGTACGTAAAAATGGTGGTTTTTTCATTTTTTACCTTTAAATGTTGGGGTTAATAAGTTTTTGTATTTGACAAACTTATCTTTTGTATATTCTCCTACTCGCTTTACATCGCGATAGAAGAATGGATCTGCTGATGGTGCAATACCTTTTTCGATATTGCCTGTTTCAGCTTTAGTTTTAGCTGTTGCAGCAGAAGTATATCCTTCGGTTGCCCGAAGATTTAATATTTCTTGTTGTAACTTATTCAATTGTACTTCTAAGTTTTTTTGTGTTTGTGCGTTTAATTTTGTGTTTTCCAAAATATAACCTATATCGGCAGCAGTCTTTATTGTGTCTGCTTCCGTTTTTAGTGTTGTAGCTGCTGTTCCTGTTGTTGTTGCTTTTTTTAGGTCTATATCAGCCTCATTCATTGATAATGACTGAGCTCCTGCTAATGCAGATCCTATTGAGTTTCCTACTTTTGCGGTAGACACCTGCCCCATTGCTCCAGTTGGGGTACCCGCTCCACCTTGTGTATATGCAAGCATAGGGTTTAAACCCGATGCTTTCATATCTTTTACAGCAGTCTGATATTGGGTTTCCCGCATACGCTCTTGGAAATCCATTTGTTTTGACGCTTGCTCGGCACTCGCAGCGTTAGAAGCCTGGGCCAGGTCCCAGGACTTCTGATTAGTTTGTTGTTGTCCTAGAAATCCTAGAACACCACCGATTGCTTGTCCCCAAGACATTAGAAGTGGTCGATCAAGCCAGGTACGCTGTACATTGGCATTGGTCGTGCTTTCTTAACATCAAAGAAAGAATCAAAGATGAATTGTTGTCCGTTGGCTTCTGTGCCAACTGCAAGAGTCCTTGCTACTGGTGGTGTGTCTTGAATAAACGTAGTATTCAAGGTCGGAACGGATGTAAATTTTTGGGCAAGATGCCATCCATCGATTGTACCTGCAGCCGTAGATCTAAATAGGCTGCTAATACGTGATGGATAATATCGATATTCTGCCCACCGTTCTTGATATCCGAATACTCCTGTATCGGTTGTGTCGCCTGTTACGTATATTTCCTGATTTAATACTGCCTGTTCGCCTAATGTAGCAAACGCTGGGAAATAAAAATCGTAACGCGTGGATCTGCTCCACATTTTTGAAAGACCTTGCTGATAAGTTAAATCTGCTCTTACTGATACTAAACCAATAATAACGCCATGCTCAACGAATGATTGAGTAAAGCCATGATTGTGAGCGAGCCCAGTGCCCATAGCAGCAAGTGTACCCAAAGGTGTTGTCGTACCACTTGCATTAGTGCCGCTAGTTTGAGTGATGGGGTTAATGTTGATAGAAGTCGTACCACCGCCCAAATACTCAGGGCGCTGTAAACGAGCATCAGGGCTAATAACCCCAAAGTGGCTGCGAATAATTTCAGTATATCGTGTACCTCCACGAGCATCCCTTTCAAGTAATTTTTGAATCTGAAATGATTGGCGTAATTGGTTAATTGTTGCAGCTGTTGCAGTTGCTAAATCTGCATATAGTTCTGTTGATCCGGCAGTTACTGCGCCGGATTTTAAACGAATACCATAAGTATTGTCGTTGTACAAGTTACGTGGTGTACCAGCGTTGTCTTGTACTGATATTAAATCAACAGGTGTTCCTGTTGTTCTAATTGGTGCTGTTGTACCTAATGGTAATGATACAGAAGCACCTTTTTGTGGCCAGGGCAACGCAGATGTAAAATAATCTTTGCGTTTGCCTCGGCGTAATAATGTGTAGTTAGCGACTGTGTCAGGGCCATCGCCCTTGTCTACTACTACTGAATTTTGAAGGTTTTCGTCCCGAAACCATTCGTTATATATAAGATTGTATGCACGTGGCCAAAAGGCACAGTGCGATACAGTTTTTGTTGCAGTTACTTGCCCTACCGTTGGGAGTCCCATGTAATCCTGCAATGAGCCAATGGCATAACCATTGGCTGGTGACACCTGTTGTGGGACTATATATGAAATCGAATCATTTGGATTCGCTTGTTGCCCCATGAACTTTTGCCAATTGTCCCAAATAAGCCTATTTGGTACAAAGAAGAAGAAAGATTCAAGGTGCATATTATCCATTATTGGAAATAATGGTGTTGACAGTCGTGCGAACGCTGTCATATTTAAATTGAATGTATCCCCTGGTAGAACTTCGTCTACGTATACGGGGATTAGGTAGCCCGCATCAAATGTAGTTTTATGCGTACTTTGACAGTCAAATTTTGATCGCGGAATATCCGCTTTTGGAATCATTGTGAACTGGTGTACGTTTACTGATTGATTGCGGTGCATTTTTTTTCCTTGGTAGTGTCCTCAGGAAGAGGGTGCGCCAGGGCGCGCCCTTCCTCGAGGTTAGTTTTGTATTTTTACTTGTTTGCCCAGAGATAGTAGTTTAGGTGTTTCATGCAGGTTAAATAAACCTGTGTTGTCGTCGAATTCTCCGAATTCATAAAGATCGAAGTCATCTGGGTGGTTATGTAGTTGGTTTTCTGCATCAGCGCGATTAACTTCATCGCTAAAGGATCTGATTGCTACACCTACTGAAGGTACAAACATTGGGCGGCCATATGCATCGGCTGCCCGGTCTTTAACTGAACATAGAGTTAGTTTCATGAGGTTTCCTATATGAGGGTTCGTTTTAATTTTTGAAGTTTTGCATTTTGGACTACTTCTTTGACTTTTAGTCTTTCCAAAGTGTTGTCTTCGCTATTTAGTTTACCGTTTATTTCACGTTTGTAAAGTATTTCGTCAAATTCGTATGGTGAGTCCAATTTGTATTTTTTATCGTAAAATTTAGGTGGTTTTACTTTTTTTCCTTTTATTATGACGTAATCATGTGGATATACGTCGTTTTTGTATGTTTTGTACCAGTCATAGCCTATTCCAGGCTTTAATGACATTTTGTTAAATTCGGGTTTACGTGTAGTTATTTCCCCTGTTTCTGAATCCGTTTCTGTGTAATGTTGTTTTGAGTTATATCCTGTAACTTTTTTCATTATGTATCGAGCAACGTACGCAGCTGACTCGAAGTTAACGTCTCCAATGGAGGAATAACCAAATGGCCAGAGTATTTCAAGGTCATTGGATCTATATAGCATAGAACCAGAGGAAGACCTTTTCCATAGTTTTTTATCATAAAAGTCGTGGCCGAAGATACAGGCGTGGAAGTGTGGTCTGCCGAAATTTTCGCCATATTCTCCAGCCATGTAATAGCGGATTCGAGTGTTTCCGAATTTTTTTCGAAGTCGCTTAATGAAGAGTTGAAAGTCTTTGTAATGTAAGCTGCCATCGCTTGGGAGATGTGTATTGTCATATGTGAGTGTTATGAAACAGTTGTTTTCATGTAATTGGGCTTCATGCATACAACGCATAGCCCATTGGCGAGATCTTTC